ATAATGTATTTTCGGTTGATGAACCGTTCAGTTTAATGACTGATCCTGAGTTTCTCGCTGAACATCTTGGAAACTATGGACTCAAATTAAAGTTCTTTTTTGGTGGTTTGGATGCAGATTTGCACACACTAAGTTTCCTAGGTGCTTCTTTTAAGAAGATGCCATCTGGACTGTGGTATCCTTTGTATGACGTTGAACGTCTTGCAACTACCATGGTTTATGAGAGTGATGAATTAACGCTCTCCCAACATATAGGTAAGGCTTTTACGCTGATGGTTATGTCTCGTCCTTCGGACCATTTTGAGACTTTCTATAGCGCGTATAGTGCCCTGATTTCGAGTGAATTAGTACGAAACAATTTACATGACCCAAGTATTTCGAGTTATGCGCTTGTCGGCACCCCTAGTGTGTATGACATTGATGCGTTTTTCTCGGGAAATGAGTCTGGAAATGGTAGGTTTGACGGCCTTTTTCTGTCGGACCTCTTTCTGGACATGTAGAATGTGAGGAGTTTAGGTTAATCTTTAGCCTTGTTTTATTTGGAATCTTTCTGTGGGCGCCCCTGTAAACCGGCGCGGTTTAAAAGATGTCTCAAATGACTAAAAAAGAAAAAGCTGCAATCATTGCTAAGATTGCAGGGGGTGGTCCTAATCCTCCTAGGAAGAAGCGCCGTGCTCGAAAAGCCCGTGCTCATCCTCAAAAATCTGTTGTTATCCCTGGATCAGTTGGATCTGGGGGTCGTAAACGACAAAAACGAAAGAAAGGTCGTGGTGGTTCCAATCAAGTTACTACGTTTGGAAACACTAGAAATTTTACCATACCCATTGATGAAGATATTGCAACAATAGTTGGATCTACTTCCTATGCTGTTGTTGGTGCTCCTGGTGCGCCTGTTGGATTTTCTATTAATCCTGGCAATGCTACAATGTTTCCTTTTATATCAAGGATTGCTCAAAATTATGAGCGGTATGAGTTTACTAGATTAAGGTTTGAATACCGTCCTTCGGCTAGTGTTTTTGCTTCTGTTGGATCTCAAGGCCTTGTTGGTATAGCTGCAACTATGGATGCAATCCAAGTTCCACCATCAACCCAAGCTCAGGCTGATGTTTTATATCACGGTCCGATTGTTGAGACTGCACGTCCAACATCCCTCAATCTTCCTAAATCCTTTCTTCAATGTAAATCTAGTCGAGAGAAGTTTTTTGTTCGCCAGACAGGACTTGTTCCTGGTGGAGCTGATCCTCACACTTATGACTGTGGTCAAGTGTTTTTCTGGGTCAATGGGCAAACATCAAATGCTGCAATTGGAACAATAAGAGTTATTGGAGAGTGTGTTTTATCAAACCCTGCTTCCGATTTATCTGTTGGTTTCGCGCCAAACTTCAAAGTGGCTCTTTTTAGTGGCGCTAATCAAGCTGCTGCTGCCACTGGAGTTTCCTTCTTTCCTACATTTCCGATCACCTTTACAAATCCTCTTGGAATCACCTTGGATGTGGCTAATCAGGTTTTTACTTTGCCTGCTGGGAACTGGCTTGTTGACTTTTCTTGTGATGTAGACAATGTCGGTGCCAATACAACCGGTAACTTGACCTTGACAGCCTCTATGCAGGTAAATGGTGCCAATGTTTCTCCTTTTATCAGTAGTACATGCCCTGGTCCTTTGGCTACGAACACTTTGGGTTTTCATGCTGGAGTTGCTATTCCTTGGTTTGTGCAATCAAACTCTTTGACAACTGTAAGAGTTAATTGTATTGCAACATATGCTGCTGGTGTCTGTGATATTGATAGTATCATGAGATTTACTGCTGTTTAGTACCTTGTTCACGTAGGGAAAAACCGTGCTAGGCACACGTTAAAATGCTAGTTTATATACGTTGGGTTGGTGGAGTTAAATCATACATCTGCTCATCGTGGAATGCGACGACGGTCATGTACTCTTAGTGAGGAAGACTGAATTTCCT